CATTTTAATATTTTAACTCCTCCTGCAATACCCGCACAACCACGGGTTCAATTTCGCTCTCCAAACGGCGGCCAATAAAGCTGAGCGTTTCCGGAAGCATAACATTTGTCGTCATGCTTAACGATGGCCCTTCCGCACCGCCGCTGGTGCCCGAGCCAGCCGTTGCAATACCGCCCACGGCCAAACGAGCGCCCCGTGGTATGGCGAGTCCTGGTTTCGCAAAGGCTTGTATTACCTCCGGCGGGATGAGCATACGTCGGATCGCCTCCATGCCGCTACGGCCATAATATTTGACGGTTTTAACGGGTTGCATAAACTCCCCGGCGGTGGCCTTTATTGGAATGTTGTCAGCCTTCGGATGCGGGCTAACGCCCGCCACCATGCCACCGCTCGCCATTTGTTGCTGTCGGATGAGTTGCACTTTGGCCAAACCGGCGGCCACGGCCACCGCCGCCGCCGTGGTTGCAAGTGCCGGGCCAATGAGCGGCACCTCTACCATCGCGTTATAAGCCTTGGTCGCGCTTTCATACGTGGCAATGAGCGCCCGTGCAATGGAGGCGGCCTTAAACACGTTAAACAATTCCTTATTCTTCTCACCGGAGGCTTTATACCATTCCAAAAACATGTCGGTCATATCGCCCAGCACGGAGCCAATGGATGAAATGTATGTATTCCAAATTTCCTTCTTTTGTTTGGCGGCCAAGGCCTCCTGCTCAAGTATGTGTTGGTTTTTGGCGTCCGTTAATTGTTTTTCAACTTCATACCCGGCCTTCTTCATTGCCAATAATTGGTCGATTTCTTCTTGTTGCTGTTGAAGGAGCATGTCGGTTTGAAGTTTTTGTTGTGCCGCAAGGCTATCACCCGCCGCCGTTTGTGCCACGCGGTTCTTGATGTTTTGCACAATGTCGGTCGCCCGTTTTTGTGCCTCCTCTTCGCTTTTAATTGCTTGGATACGGTCGTCCGCCAGTTTTATAACGGTTTGGGTGTACGTTTCATTGAGCATTGCAAGTTTGGCCCGTATGGCCGCTTGCTTTTCCGGTTTGGGCTCCAATGCAAGTTCCATCTTTAATTGAGCCCTTTGCAATTCGAATTCTTTGTAAAGAAGCGCCTCACGGCGTTTAAAATATTCCTCCATTGTGATTTCGTGGTTTGCCCATTGTGATTCCAATAACGCCAGCGCCGTTTTGTTTGCCGCCAGCGCCTTTTGCACCTCTTCGTCCGAGAGGGCAAGCCGCAACCCAGGGTCCATTTCTTTTTCCTTCGGTTTGCGGCCCGTACCTTTTTTAGGCGGTTCCTTCGCCGCCTTTTCACGTGCCTCTTGGATCTTCACCCACGCCGCCCGTATTTCTTCCAATTTGCGGCGGGCCAATTCATGGTAGGGCACCTGCGCGGCCAAGGCGTCCAATTCGGCAATGCTTTTATCCAAAATATCGTCGAGCCATTTATCAACTTCGCGGGTCTCCTTTTTGGCGTCTTCCAACTGGTCCACCGCTTGCTTCACGTTGCCGATTGCCACATACGTGTCCTTCGCAAAAGCCTGACCAAACGCTTTAATCCCTTCGCCAATTTGGGCAACCTTTGTGCCACCGAGCGATTCCGGTATTTTGGCCGCCGCCTCAACCATTTTCGTTCCCATGTCGCGGATGGCCTCTCCGAGTTTGGCTTGCAATTCCAGGATTTTGGCATACCCGTCATATATTGCTTGAATCATTGTGATGAGCCCGCGCATCACCCACATAAACGCCCGGCCCAAAACCGCAAAACCCGCCTTCAATGAATTCCATATCATTTTCCATCCGCGCCACGCGTCCGCGAGCCATGCAACCAACTTGATTATCGTTTCCAAAACGTTGACAATCACGTTACCGAAGCTAATGGCCCACTTTTTGAGCTTGCCCTCCTTTGATAATTTATCCCCAAACCCCAGCAACTCTTGCAATAACAATTTCATGTAATCAAAAACACCGCCCTCTTCCATAACAAGGTTCCGAAATTGAAACCAACGGTCGCCCATCATCGAGAGCATACCGGTCCACGTTTTGGCCAGCGCCGTGGCGGCCCCTTTAAATTTGGATTGAGGGTCTTCAAATGCTTTTATTAATTGTTTCCGGGTTTCCTCCGCCGTAACCGATACCCCGGCCTTGAAGCCAAGCATGGCCAACGTACCTTTCTCACGGAAGAGATCGGCGGCCCCGGCCCCGGCGGAATACATGCGGATGATTTGGTTTGTGGTATCTTGGATTGAGAGGCCGCTGGCGGCGGCAAGGTCGGCAATCATGGGCATCCATTTGTTGATTTCGTCAACGCCGCCTTCCATAACGCCCGCCAAATTGGTAGCGGAGCCCATGATCTCTTCGTATGAGAATGAAACGGTGCCCGCAAAATCGGACATTTCCTTGAAAAGCCGGTTGCCCTCTTCCTGCGAGCCCAATAATATATTGAGCCGGGTGCGATATTGTTCCGCCGTGTCGGCGGCGCTAACAAATGAGCGGGCCAATAAACCCGCACCAATGCCAGCAACGCCACCGGCAATCATCGCTTTCATGCTCGTTAACGAACCGAGCAAGTTGCTTACCCGGCCACGCAAGGCACCAAGGCCTTGTCCGATTGATTTTAGGCCACGGCTGGCCGTGTCCTTCAACCGTATAATAATTTCCAGCGTGTCGGAAGTGGTTGCCATTTCATCCTCCGCGTAAATACCGCTTAAAATCTCGGTCCTTCATGAACCGTGCGTTACGGTAACTCAACGCCCGGTCGCGTTGCCGCTCGTGCTTGGTTTTTATATGCACATTCAATGCGGTAATGAAATAGCTGTAACCATAATTCAGCGCGTCAACATGGCCCGCTTCAATCAACCGGCAAGCAACTTCAAAAAGTCCCGTTGAATTGCCGTCCGTAATTGCTCGAGAAGCACTCCCAGGCCCGCCTCCCGAGCTATGTCGAAAAAAACGGTGTTTACCTCTTTAAATTTGTCGTAAATCGCTTTCAATTCCGACGGAGCCATTTCCAACATTTCATCAAGGTTTACGCCCTCAATGGCTTTGGGAAGGTAATTGCCGAACTCTTCTTTAAACACCGCCAACGTTAAATCCCGCTCGCCGCCGGTGTTTTTAAGCTCGGCAATTTCCAAAATTTCCCGCACCGTGAGTTCTTTAACGGTGATTTCCCGCTCGTCAATCTTAAGTGTGTCGCGCTTGCGCATAGGTTACCTCCGAAGATCACCTACCAAACCAAGCACACCCACGCCCGCCCAATTAACAACGGCCCAAACATTAAACCGACGTAGTGGTTGTCGTGGTGCTGGTTGTGGTAGTGGTTTCGCCGCCTTTGTAATCAACCGTAATGTACGGGCTTTCCGGATGGTTTTTGGTGTCGGCCAATCCTTCACCCTGCAATTCCATCACGGCCCATTCCGTACCGTCGCCTACGAGTTGCAACGGCCCGGCGGGAGCCAAGGTTATTTTCCAAAGGTCCCAGATTTTGTTTGGCCCGTGCGGGTTGTCCTCAATGAACCGAATGGCGTATTCTTTATCCATGCCCATGAGGGCATAAATGGTGTCGCCGCCACCGGTCAGCATGCCCTGCAAATATTTCGCAAGGTTTACCGCCGCGTGTTCATCAAGGGTAACGCGGAGCATGTAGTCCGTATTAATCACCGGGTTTGCATCCTTCACCCGATACCCGCTCCGGTTGCTGTAATGCGGCAACCGCTCAACCGTGGGTTCGATTTCCGCAGTTACCACATTCCCAAGGTCCGTATACGCGCCCACAACGCCGGTAGCCGCGTCGTGTTCCGCCACGTACATGATGCCTTTGAGGATTGTGTAGTTTTTGGTGCTGTGGGGTTGAGGCATGTTAGATTCCTCCTTTGCCGTGCAAGTATGTTATATTCACCAACATTGAAAAAGCGCAATATGGGTCCCAAACACCAATATTAGTTTCGGGGATAATTACGGTCCCCGTCACCCATTGGAACCCGTGCGTTTCATCGGCCAGCAACGCGGCCCAAATATCATCCGCCAAATTGCTTATCGTCGAATCAGGATTTACATTGTCGTGGGCGTAACAAATAACGTCAACGCCCAAAACGCTGGTCACCATGTCCACCGTGTGCCCGTCCCTTCTGCTAATTTTGTACTCGGGCGCGGGCAAGCGGCCCATAACAACCGCGAGCGGTAATTGGGTCTCGGCGTATTGTTGAAGATCCGATATCCCTTGCGGTTGTTTACGGTCAACGAATTTAATGGTGCGGAGCGCATCCAATTCGTCAATCAATTTAAGCAATATTTGCTCTCGGCGGCTATTTGCGGCCATTATTTCTTCCTCAAACGTGCGGCCAAATAATCCCTAACCATCGTTTCAACTTCGGCTACATCGTTGGCATTTATGGCAAAGAAGTTTCGGCGCTCTTGATTGAAAAACGCTTTCTCGGGGTTACGGCCACCAAACCGGTCAACCGTGTCCATAAAAAACACGGTCACCCGATTGTTCGTGGCGTCTTGGGTCATGGCCGATAACATGCTCCCGGTTAAATTTAAATCCACAAAATCCGTCGGGCGCTTCATTACGTTGCCGCGCCAACGTTTGTAGCCGGGGCTATACGGCGGAAACTTCTTGTCGTCCGCGCCCACACCCTTCGCCGTGCGTTCCTTGATGCGCAATTTAACAAGCTCACCAAGCTGGCCCATTAAACGCCCGTTCTGTATTATGGCAATCGCAACTTTGTCGAGTTTCAACTGAAGTTGTCGGGCACCTTTTATTTCAACCAATGCCGCCATATTAACACCGGGCCAAACGGCGGGTCACGGGCACGAGCACTTCCGTCGTGTCGGTAATTTCACCGTCCGCGTCCCAATCATACGTCAACCCCGTGGCCAATACCTCCGAAAGTTCCTTGGTATATAATTCGCGAAACGTTTTGGCTTGGCGTTCAAACGCATCCGCCTCCGCCGCATCTTTCATGAGGTACAAATACGCCAGTTCAAGGGTTTTGTAACAACCGAGCCGGGTGCATTGTGTCACTTGTTCCAATAATTGGTCTCGGTTAAACGGCGTCTCGCGAAAATCTAATCCCATATCCTCCGCCGCCTTCCGATACCAACGGGTTTCCAACACGCGGTCGATTACGGCATCCGCTTCCGCGATTTGGTCATCCCATCCGTCAACACCCAGCTCCATAATCTTGGGCCGTATTTTTTCCATGTCATCTTCGTTGCAATATGAGGCCATTCAACCCTCCTCAACGAACTAATGATCGGCCACGGGCACCCGGCGGCCCCGGTGGATATTCCTCTTCGTCCACCGGGTCAAAAATCGAGCCGCCCTCCGTGTGTTCCGATACGTCTCCCATCGGAAAAGCCGTTGCTGGCCTCTCTTCGCCGTCGTGGGTGTAACCACGGCCAGGGGTTCGTGTGCTGTCTTCGACGGTCGGCAACGTTAAACCGGCCCCGGCAACCTGCGCCGCCGTAACACGGCGGTAGCCCATTGCATCAAGCCGATCAATAACGCGCTTATCATCGGTCACGAGTAGGCCCTGTTTGCTAAAGTGGGCCAGCATACGGTTCTTTTCCGGATCCCAAACAACGCTCGCCAAACCGCGAACGCGGGTGAAGATAACTTCTTGCTTTGTTGCCATTGGTAGCCTCCATCAAAAACGCCAGCCACCATTACCAAACCGCCACCGCATTAAGCGGAAGTGGTTGTGGTCGAAGTGGTGCTGGTCGTGGTTGTGGTAGTGCCAAACGTGTTCTGGCCAAGCGCCGCGTTAAGTTGCTGGATGTACCAACGCAACTCGGGTTCGAGTGCGGGGTTGTTTGCCAGCCGCTGTCGGCGTATGGCGTCCTTTTTAATTTGCTGGGTCATGTCAATTCCTCCTTATGAATTGGTTTGTGTGCGGTTTTAATTAATGGCCGTCACTTCATTAAGAGGTTGCAAGCCCGGTGATTTTGCCGTGGTATTCCTCCGGCCCGTAATCCAAGCCGATTTGGCCATAAATCTGGCCTTTTTCCGAAGCGCCGGTACGGGATAATTCTTCATAAAACAAAACACCCTTGTTCGGCACGGGGAGGAAAACCGGGGCACAAAACGCCATGTCGATGATTGCCACGGTCGCCGCCGGTACGTTTGGAGCCCATACAATTCCGAGCACGGCGAAGTCGGTCTCCACGGTTTTGATATTCACACCGCCCACATTACGGTCATTCGGAGCGTAACCGTAAATGTCGCTAAATGCTTGCTTTTGGAAGGCGTTGCAAAATACAACCGGGTTGATAAACTCCGCTCCATTACTTGCCATCGTCCGAAGCAACTGATCGATAACGGCCTTGCTCAGGGCCGCACCGCCCGCCGCTACGGAGTTGGTGGCGGCACCGGTGATGACGCCACGGGTTTTCGCGGCTACGCCAGCGTTGGTAGCTTGCTGATACGCGCCGTTCAAAAATGTGTAATCCACGTCAAGCGCAATCTGCCGCATGTGGGCCGTGATTTGAAAATCCAGCTCATTTTGCACGGGTTGCTGGTCAAGCATTACGAGCCCGGTTGTGCCATCGGCGGTCACTTGGCCGATAACGGATTGCTTGGCGTATGATACACTCACTTGCCTTTGCCAAATCTGGCACGTATTAACGTCTTGCGAACGCACATACGTCCACGGGTTCGGCGCTGTCAATGATGCGGTCTCCGTAATGGCGGGCTGGCTCGCACTTTCCAACGCCCACGGCTGAGCCAAGGGATATTGGAAATCGGAAACGGTGCGGATGTTCGCCCCTTGCAAACCGCCAATCATATTAAGGAACGGGGTTTGGTTTGCACCAATAAGATAAAGCTCCCCGGTATAATTGGGGCAGTTCCAAACGGTTGCCGCTGCGTTAACGTTAGCCATAATTAAGTCCTCCTTGTAATTGGCCAGCGCTTACCCGTTAACGTGTAAGCCCCGGCGTTTATCGCCCAGAGGGCGTAGCGCCCTGCTTGAGCCTGAAAATTTTGTTTTTTAATGCTACCGCCCGGCGGCCATCCCCGGCCTTTTGCGCTTCCGCATATTCGGCCTGGAGTTTGCTAATTTCATCGGTGCCACCGCCACCGCCACCGCCCTGCCCGCCTCCGCCACCGGAGCCGCCTTGGCGCGTGGTCATGATGTCGTTCTTAAGCGGGGAGTTGTCAATAATAACCTCCATCGCTTCCGCAAAACCGGCAATTTCACCAACGGTGTCCGGTTTACGGCTCAAAATCTCATCACCCGTTACCGGATGATGTCCTACAACACGGGGCCGCCCATTGCCATCCGCTTTCTTTTCATCAACGCTAAAAAGGTGGCCCCAATACGCTTCCGCCATTTCCGGCTTCACGTTTGTTTTGGGGTCCTTCCCGGCAAAGTGCGGGTCATTTGCAAAATACGTGCTCACGGTGAGCTTTCGGATCGTCGCGTCCTTACCCGCCAACTGGTCCTTCATCGCATTTTGCGCGTTTTCAAATTCGGTGCGAGCATTGGCAATGTTGGTATCGTGTGCCATTTGCAATTCCTTCTTAATTTGCTCCACCTTCCCGGCATCCACCAGTTGCTTGTCATTGAGGTTTTTAACCGTGGCCAACGCTTTATCCGCATCACCCTTCCATTTTCCAATGTCCT